ACAACCTTCTTCTTCTTGGGAACTGGCACAACCTTCTTCTTGGGCACAACACCATGTTTCTTTTCAAGTGCTTTAATGGTCAGGACATTGCCCCGCCCGTCAATCAAGTCACGCAGTGTGATTTTCCCGGCACGCCACAAGTCTGCACGCCCCTTGCCAAGCACATCATTTTGGAACTTGTCACCCTTGCGCTTCAGGAAGTCACCAAACTTCACGTTGGCTGAAACTGGTTTGTCACCACCCGGTCTTTCGCCAACTGGCAGTTCAGGCAAGTCAATGCCAAGTTCCTTGAAAGTCCTTGTCACTGGCACCATTACACAACGGTCATTGAAGTGAATTGGTGGTTCGCGAAACTGGACACCATGCCCGCCCATTGGCTTGCCTTCAAGTGTCCATTTCAGACCGTCAAGCGGCAAGCAGAACTTGCACACATGCCCGTCTAATGTCGCCACCCATTCAACGCCCTTGATAACGTCTGCATTTTCCTTGAACGTTTCAAGGCGTGCTGTGTTGGCAACCGTCTGCACTGAAGTGTGAACCAAGGCTGAAGCGTGGCGTTGACTGACACCCAACTGTTCCCGCACCTGTTTGATAATCGGTGCGTTGGCTTGACCTGACAGGATGCCTTGCCTGACAATCCCCTGAAACTTGAATGCGGTGTCACTTGACTGCTTTGCCCACCATGCCTTTTGCGGCATTCCCTGAATCATTGCCTGTGATGCAAGAACCTTCAGCACGCCTTCGCTTGGCAACGATGTGCCAACCAGACCTTCAAACCCGGTTGCAATTGCGCCTGCCGTTGCCTTCGATGTCACCCCGGCAACCTTGGCAGTCTCCTTTGCAACCTTCTTTTCAATTTCCTTGTAATACTTCCCGGTTGTTTCGTTGATGTCCTTCAGCAATCCAAACATCTTTTTCTTGCTGTATGATGTAAGTTCACCTTTCTGAAGTTTCCCAATGATGTTCTTCTTCAACTTGTCAAGTTCCTTCAGCACATCAGCACGAATGCCTGCCGACAATCTCAACAGGTCAAGTGACTGTGAAATTACTTCATCATGTATGATTGTTTCTTTCTTGGTTGCCATTTATCAGCCGCCCGGTCTGCCGTCACGGTATGAAGTGGGGGGAAAAGATATTCTTTCAAGACTTCGCAACCTTTCTTCAAAAGAACCTTGTGACTTGTGCGTGTCTTCAAGTTCTTTCACCTTCTTTGACATGTGAAGTTTTGTTGCCTTGTAATCAGCAGTCATTGTTTTTGCTTCACCGTTGTGTTCGTACAGGTACTTTTCAATGGTTCTGATTAACAGATTGAGGGTTTCTTGTTCATCCTCAATGTGCCTTATTCTTGCACCAAGAATTTCCTTCACAACTGCCGGGTGCCCGTCCTTGACATGTCCAACAACCACTTCATTCAGGTTCATGGTCGCAAGTTTCAATTCCTTCAGGGGCAAACCTATGAACCCGGCTGACAATGCCGTGATGATAAAGAAGAACAATGAAGCGGCACTGATAATGATGCCCCACGGTGTGCGTGTGGATTGCGAAAGGTTGACTGAAAGTGTTTCAAACTTATTTGAAAGGGTGCTGATTGCCGTGAAGATTGACTTCTGATTTGCTTCAACCTTCCCAAAGTCAACCCGCAGTTCATTCAGTTCTTCACTATTCTTTTCAAGTGTTTCAAAAATTACCTTGTCAACATCACGCCTGCCTGCATGTTCGTCTGTCACAGTGTGCCCCTTTATGAATTATACAACATCAAAGTCTTTTGTTTCTTCAGTGCCTTCGGCAAGGACTGCTTCCCTTGAATCGTCAAGCGGTTTCACCTTGTGTGCGTTCCAAATCTGCCGCAGGTACAGGTTGATTGAATTTTTTGCAAACCTTGGCTTGCCAACAGGGTTGGGAATGGTTGCTTCAGGGTTTTGCGGGTCAGTAATGTTCTCTTGGTAATTCCCAAGAACCGCAAATGCTTCAACTAAACCTTCAACCTTATCATCTGGAAGTGTAATTGTGAACGTTGCCATTTTTTCTATTCTCCTGTTGTTATTTTTATACTGCCGCTACTGATAAAGTTCCACCATTTGCCACGGTTACACGATACCGTGTTGCGTCCGGTGATTCTAAAATTATACCGTTTGCTGAACCTGTTACTTCCGTGTCTCCTGCTACTGTGAGTTTTGAAGCGGGAGTGTCGTCTGCAATGCCAACATTGCCACCACCTAAAATTCTCATACGTTCATTTGTTGCACCGCTTTGAGAGGTAAAAAAAGACATACCATAAGCGGTTGCCGACTCTGCTTCAATCCGCATTAGTATTCTTTTTACAATACTTCCATCCATAGACATTTCAATAGAGGGATAAGTAGTCCCTGCCGATTCTGTGCCAATTAAAGAAATTCTAGCGGCACCATTCACGCCGTCATCAAATATTTTCAACTTTCGTGAAGCAGAAAAAGACGGAGTTGATCCAAGGCTTAAATTTCCAACTTCATTAAAAGCCGAGTAAACAGTGCCGTCCGACTTCTGAACCTCCAACAAATTAGCAGTCTGCCCCGCAACGCCCTTGATAGTCAACCCGACATTACCAATCGCCCCGGTGTTAATCAGGGAGCCAGAAGCAAGATCAAGTCGCATCATTTCTGTTGCTCCTGCAATCAAGGAAAGTTGGTCTGCTCCTGCCCTTCCTATTCCTGTGTTGGTGTCTGCCCTGTTTGGCATTAGGGTGGGTACAACACTAGACGTTGTTACATTTCTGAACCCCCCACTACCGCCGAGAGCACCACCGAAACTAGCACTAGAAAAAACATATTGATTATTCCCTGCCACTCTCACGACCAGATTATCATCGGTTGATTCAACAAGCCCCGTGTCTCCGTCACCAAACCATAAGCCACTAGATGATGAGTATGTTTGGTCGGTATCAAGAGTAAGTTTACCTGTACCACCGAAATGTGCCTTGACTGCTCCTGCACTGTCTTGAACTTCTAAAAGATTAGCAGTCTGTCCCGCAACACCCTTGATAATCTGCCCGACTGTTCCGATTGCTCCTGAATCAACGTGGAGTTTTGCGAGGGGGGTGGTTTCACCTATGCCAAGGTTGCCATTGGATAAAATCCGCATTTTTTCTTGTACGGCATTATAACCACCAGTTCTAAATGAAATACTATCAGAGCCACCACTACCAACTGTTGAGTTTGAATAAATTACGATCCCTGTACTGCTCCCGAAACCACCTTGCTTTGCAAAACCAGCACCAGCACCAGAACCGTACATTTCAAATGTTGCTATATCTGCATCGTTGTTATTTAAGAATATCCTTGCACCAGAGCCACTGTGGGTATTTGTGACATTTATACCACCCCATGAAGCACTGGTTAATATATCAATACTTTTTGATGGGCTATTTGTACCTATCCCCAACCGATCATTAGCATCGTCCCAAAACAGGTTTGAATTATCTTGTGCAAGATTTCCTGAAGCATCAACAAAGAGCAGTGAACCGCTTGTGCCGCTTGTTACCGGGTCGCCAATTGCACCCCCACCTGTTCCGGGGTCGCCCTTGTCACCCTTTGCACCTGCCGCACCCCTTGCCCCTGCCGTTGATACCTTGACCACGTTTTGCCTAATTACTGCATTAATATCACTCATGGTGTCACCACCGTTGGAAAGTGAACAACCGGGGCATATCCGTACATGTACGATACCGGGTCGTCTGAACCGTCAACAAGTGCCAAGTCCCAAAATCCAATCAACCCTGCGTCTTGGGTAATGATTCCGGTTTTGTCATTGTAGGTCAGAATGAACACGCCTGTTGCCTTGTTGGTTTCGTCAATTGTGAATGAACATATTTCAGCACTGTCAGGGTCGGCAGATTCCCTTGCCTGTGCCTGTGCTGTGTATGCTGACATATCTTCACCAACCGTGTGCGTGTCATCGGTGTAAAAGGTCACGGCAAATTCAGTCACCCGGTTCTTGATTATTTCAATGTCTTCTTGTGTTGCAATTATACCTTCAGCCATTTGTGCCCCCTCTACGCATCAGGTGTTGGTGGTGATTGATTGTCAATTCGTGCCTGTTCTTCTTCATAGTCAACATTGTCAGGATACAATTCACCCTGCTTCAGGTTTTCAAAGAACGCTTCACTTGACATTTCACCCGCCTGCACCGCACCAAGCATTGCGGTCAATAAGGTCGGGTTGATGCCTGCCGGGATAAAGTCACGGTTCAGTTCAACGGCAACGTCTTCAGCCTTGGCACCTGACCACAACACAAGGGTTTGCAATACCTTTGTGAATGTCTTTGACAGCATGATTGACATACTTGAAAGTGTAGATGATTCACCCGAACGATGAATGCTTGCAACTTCAGCGGTTTCAGCCTGCTTCTTCTGTTGTTCAAGCATCCGTGAACCAAGCACTGCCATGCGTTTTTCTTTGCCTTCAAGGTTCTGAAGCAATGCCGGGAAGTCGCCCGACACTTCAACAAAGAATGCTTTGGCTTTATCACTTGGCAAGGTGTTTGCCGTGCCGCCACCAACATAAATCTTTTCAGAAGTCTTGTCAGGTGTATATCCGGTAATGAACAAGGTTGGCAGTCCTGAAATGTGGCAACCGTTTTCGTAATCTGCCGTGGTGGTGTAGTGTGATAGGTTAGTATTGACCAACCCAAGAAGTGCAGGTTGTTCAACGTTGATTTCAGGGTAGAAATAGAAAGGAATGAAACTCATTTTCTTACTACCCATCACAGGGAAATGGTCAGAACCCATCAGCACAAATCTTTCTTTTTCCTTCTGGTAAACACGCACCCTGTACCAACCTTCAACCAAGTCAAGCACACGCCACTGGTCTTTTTCTTCAGACTCAAATTCATCTTTGGGCACGCTGACCATTTCGTGTAAGACAACAAGGGTCAACATTGTATCATTGCCAACCTTCCCGGTTGCCCAATTGATTATGCTTTCAGCCTTGTACAAGTTTGCATATGGTCGCAACTTCTTTGCCTTTGCATCTGCTTCTGTTTGATTCGGGTCTGTTGAAGGGTAATCAACCAAGATGCCAAACCTGTTGACGGTCAACGCTTCATCGGTTGCCTTGGTCAAGAACTCATACAGTGAAGACCCTGACAAGTTTATGTCACCAACAAGTTCATCTTGCCCGTTCGCTTCAACAACAGGTTCCTTCCTGAACAACATGCCTGACAACCCTTCAATCGTTCTTGCCGTGGCATCATAGAAACTTGCCCGTTGCTTCCTTGCGTTGTATGAATCGTCTTCTTCATCGGTCAGTTTCGGCAGGTACAGTGTGCCCTTGTTGTGGACAGCATCTTGACCTGCCGCAACGTCACGGCACCGTTGCCAAATTGGTTCCCACTTGTTGAACTGTTTGTGCTTTGTGTCAACTGGCATTACATACCCCCAACCCTGACTTTTTGCATTGTGTGCCTAATGACAGGGTATTCATATGCAATTGGATATGAACCACTATCAGTAATGTCGTCATTTTTCCCTTCTCCCTTTTGTGGCAACCCGTTGGCATACACCTGTTGCTCAAGTGCTTCTGTGAATACCGGGCATTTGTCTGTGTTCACTAAATATCTGCGTTCACCTTTGCCATTGCACAACATGGCATTCGTTGCCGTCACCCGGTCTTTGATTGCCGGGTTGCTTGCATTGACCCTGATTGTGAAACCTGCGTCTTTCAGCAATTGCAAATCAGTCTGCGTTGCATTGACTGACTTCCTTGCGTTGCCGCTTGCATCAGGATACACAACCACAAAGTTGTTCGGGTATCGTTCTTTCAAGACCCGTATTGTTTCGGGTGTATCATACGTGTTCACAACTTCATCAACCGCAATTGGCTTGTTGTCCCTGACCACCTGAATGATTGCACAACCCCTTGACACGTTGAAATCCATGCCAACACGCAAAGGTTCGTTACCTTCAACTTGTGCATCTGAATGGTTCAATGTCCTGTCAAACGATGTCCAGACCAACCCGCTTGTCAGGTTGACAAATTCGCCGTTGATATACGCTTGAACCAGTGCGGGCGGGTATGTTTCCATCAAATCGTCAATGTAGTCTTCAGATACACTGCTTTGAACCCTTCAGGGGTGGTGGTGACATCTTGCTGATTGATCTTGCCAGACACAGACTTTTGTGAACACCTTGCCTTCGCACGCCTGAAAATGTCAAGTGCCTTGGCAACTGGCACCGTGTCAAGTTCATCAAGCAATGCGTCAAGCACATCAAAACCAATTATTCTTTCTGGCTTTTCCATGCTTCGGCAATATATCTTACCCATGCCTTGAAGGTGAATAATGTGTTCTGCTTTGTTTATGAAGTGTGGAACTTGTAGTTGTTCAAGATATGATTCAACCTTTGGGTACCAAATGTCACGAATCAGTGAATAAGTGGGGGCAAGGTACAGCATGTCATTGCCAATATTCTCAAACATCGTATTGACCTGCTTGAACATGCCAACTTCTGTTTTCCCTGAACGGTATCCTGCAACAATCGCAGTTGATTTGACTTTTGAATTATAATACTCAAACTGTGGGTCTGAAAGTTTCAGCCTGTGTTCGACTTCAATCATTCTTTACCTTTTCCACAATCACCACGGGTTTGACCTGTGCGGGTTGTTCACCAACCCCTTCCCTGAACGATGCAAAACGTGACTTCACTTGATTCAATATCAAAGGTGTATTCACGCTTGACGTTGGCAAAAACATTAGCACGTCACGAATATTTTTGTGCCACCACGCTTCTGCAACCTGCTTTGCTTCCTGAACAGCACATGAAAAATCTGCATGGTCTTTCATCCAACTTTCAATTGTCGCCTTGGGGTGTCCGACATGCACGCACCATTCAACAATGGTTGCCCCTTCTGACATGAATGCAATAATATCTTTGCAGTATTCCTTTTTGTACTTGGTCGGTCTTCCCCTTTTTACAGGTTGCAGTTTAAATAATTCTTTGACCGTTGACCTTGCTTCTTCTTTTTCTTTTGTCATGTTCACCTTCGTGGTTTCAATATCCCATATCAACCAAAATCGTTCAAGAAATTATATGACAAAAATGTAAGAAATGCAAGAATGGTGTTATTTCAGCCTTTAATCTCAACCCCCAAGCAAATATCTTTGTCGCTGTATCCTATATCGTCAAATTCAAGATATGTGTATTTTGTTTTGTAGGGATAAGGATAAGATGACTTGACCAATTCTTCAGGTGTCAACTTTGTTCTGACTCGCAAATCAATGTTGAAATCATCGCCAAGGTCTTTTGTTATTCTCCTAAAATCACCAAGTGTTTTAATTTTCATATTTCCCCCGTTTTAATGTTCGGTATCTGTGCCGCCTGCCATTTGTCGCAGGTCACGCACCCCGTGATGTTTCATCAGGTGTGTCAGTGCGGCAGTTGCTTCACCTTCAGTTGGCATGAACTTTTGACTTTCAAGCAATTGTGCCAAGGCAATCAGTTTCGGTGTCACATCAAGGTTGCCAAGTGCCATGTGACCAATTTGTGTCAACTGGTATATGCCATAAACGACAACACACAATACTTTGCGGTTTTGCCCCATTGCTTCAAGTTCCCTCAACAACATGACTTTGCTTGTGCTGTATGATTTTTTC